CCTCGTGATATCGAGAGGAGAGAGTCTGACGAGTTTTTTGATTCCCTCATTCTGCTTCTTCTCATCGATAACATTCTGATAGAAAAGACGACCATCGATATACCACCGACGAAAAATCTCTTGGGCATCATTTTGAAAGTTCAATAACTGAGTGACCCCCTCAAATTCTTCGACGACTTTCTTCTTGATATTGGCCGAAAGCTTCGAGGAATCAGGAATAAGCTCCACAATTGGACCTTCCTCGGTGACAATTGCTTCATTTACAATCTCTTCGATCGCATCGTCGAGTTCAAAATGCTGAGTCGATTGTCTGTAAAGCTGCACGAGGTCCTGAATATTTTTAATCTGATGATCAAAGCTCAATCCCCACGTCAGATTGTTTTCCTCAATCTCTATCGCTTCAGGCTCTTCCGTATAGTTCAACTCGACAGAATCTTTTGGAGCCTCGATTTCGGTATCGAGTTTTTTCGGATCTTTCAAATTGAATATTTTTCTGAATGCAAACATTTCAAGGAACTTCCGCTTCATTACGATCTCCTTTATTTCTTCTTACGCTTATTCGCCCACTTTGGCTTTAGCTTACTGCTTTTGACGTGCTCCTGCCATTTTTTCATCATCAGGCGCATGACTATTTTTTCGCTTTTCTTCTTGAAATCACCGCGGGTTTCAACTACGGCCTTGCGATAAGTTTCATAATCGAAGAGTTTGATCTCGCTGCGAATATGTGAATATAAATATCTACGAATACACAACATTGCCAACCCGACCGGAAGTTTTGCATCCTGCCAGGCTTTCCGTAATCTCATGTAACTGATCCGGTTCTTGCCCTTCGTAGCTTTGATTAGAGCTTTACCGAGAGAGATTCGTTTTGCCCAGGGAATATAGTGCAATGAAATCCCGAGGAATCCATCAGGGTAATAACCGAGAACTATCGTAAGTGGTAATGCATCATAATATGGAAGGACGCTTTTCAACTTAGCATCATACACGAACAATACCGGATATCCAAGCCTTAGGCCCTTAGCCCCTCTCCCTTTTTGAACAGAGGGAATCTCTTTGTCCTTATAGAGTTTCTTAAGGAGATATTGAATGTCCTTGGGCAACTTAGCTGGCATTATTTATTCCCATTTGATGATGAGGTCTTTAAAACACTCCGGACACTTGGTCCGCTTTTCCATTCTCAACTTAGGTTTGTAATCGTCCACGGCACCATCGGCTGAGACGGTCATTTCCAGCTTGACATTGATAACATTTTGTATTAGTTTTTTAAATTTGGAGACATCACCAGATTTTATGATCTTCTCCATTTGTTTGATCTGTTTCGGACTGGCTTCATTATAAAACTTCACCATCTCCTCGAACCCGAGGTTGCCAGAATAGCTTTGTTCTGAGAGAATGTCTTTAAACTTTTTCATATGTCTTCCTCGGTCAAAATTATGAATTGGATACCTCGTTTTTTTGCGAATTTTTGCGCGGCATCCCACTTAGCAACATTGACCATATAGTCCCGCATCTTCAATTTATAATACCTATTGTTGACGCCTTCTTTATGTCCTCGGGAACTTGGCTTGTGTGTTTGTATTTTTGGTTTTATTTCGGCGAGATACTGCTTGATCTCACCAGTTTTTGCCGTCTTGACTTCCATCCAAAGGTCTATAAAATAACGATGTTGTCTCCCATCGATCGAAACGTAAGGTACGAAAACCTCTTCCGAATTCCACTGAAGTACATTAGGATTCAAATCACAATAGCGAAAATATTTTAGTTCAAGACCGGAACGGAATATGATCTTTTTCACATTCCCTTTGTACTTGGATGGATTCTCCGGCGTATAAAATCCTTGATGGTACTTGGGTTTCTTTCTCATAATTATTTACTCATTTTCACGGATTTAATTGAATATCTGAATTTTTCCTTATCGTAGAAATTAGTCCTCTTGACGAAGTGTCTGAGAACGTAATTTTTTCTCGACTTCCAGCTTATATCATCGGTGATATCGTAGAGGGTCGCATGATCTTTATTTGCATGGACGCGTAAGGACCGGCCAATACTCTGGATCACTTTGATCTGAGAGGCCATCGATTCAGCGAATATGATATTATGGAGATTTTTGATATTGATTCCGGTCGAATACGTTCCATAACTCGCAACGATTATTGCTCCATCATGTTCCTCGACCCATTTCCGAATTTTTTCTCTGTCTTCGGCCTTGACTCCACCATCTATATAATGAACTGAACGAATCTTCTCCCCATCCATATTACTACCGATCCATTTGTAAAGCTTCTTTCCGTAATCGATCGATCTGAAAAGAACGAGGGTGTTTCCTTTTCTCGAGAGAGCTAGCTTAGAAATAAAAATTTGTCTCGACTTGAATTTTCGCAGGATTTCGACTTCTTCATCGTACGAGAATCCCTTCATCGCTTTTCGAATATGCTCGGGATAGTTACAGACAATTCCCCTAATCCTGAATTTTGAAAGGTATCCCCTATCGATCAGTTCTTTGGTACGTGACATTCTCAGGAGTGGTCCGAAAAGTCCTTCGAGCTGGAGGCGATGGATCTTAGAATCTTCATCCACGGTTCCCGTCATTCCAAACTTGAAGCTAGCCCTCTCACAATATTCCATTATCTTCGAGAGCACGGGTGCTTGGGCAACGTGGACCTCATCACATTTGACGACACTGAATTGGTGAAAATATTTTCTCGGTAATTTCTGAAGCGATTGCCATGTCGAAATAATTATTGGTTTATCGCTCTCCTTCTCCTTACCGGCGTAAATCTTATGGACGTAATCATCATAATCACACCAATTCTCGGCGTACTCATTAAAATCCCCTGCCATCTGCTCGACGAGAGAGGTGGTTGGAACGAGTAGGAGGAACTTGTGATCATCATCGAAATATTTCAGGATATTGAAAAGGAGGTAGGCCACAAAAGACTTCCCACTTCCCGTGGCTGAAAGGATCGATGCTTTTTTCCGCCATGCCAATTCCTGAATGGATCTGATTTGGTAATCACGAGGCATGAAAGGCGTCTTGATCATCTTACAGAACTTGAGAATATTTTTTTCGGAAAGTTTGTATCCCTCTTCGTCAAGACTGTCGACAATCCGATAATCAAATTTATAGGTCTTTAGGAAGTGAAGGAGCCTCGGAGTTAGGCCTTGAGGAAGCAATCCAGTCTTATAATTGAAGAGATAGAAGCGCCCGTCCCAGATCCCTGCCTTATATTTCGGCGACCACTGATATCCGGGCATGTAGAAGGCAAAATATTCGGAGATGTTATTGGCTTCATCTCGATCGCATATCACCCTCAGATGTGACTCATTATATTTTACCAATTTGATCATCAAACACCCGCTAGGAACTTCCGCCATTCGACCATATTTTTTATATCAAAGCTCAGACCATTTACTTTCCGGACCATCTGCTCGAGATATTTCACTTTGTGCTTTTGTTTATTTACTTTGAAGAGTTCCTCGGAATATTCCTCATCCGATTCGATATGCCACTCGACATGCTTCTTGTCGACGGTATAACTGAAATCGTTCAAGTAGTAATAGTACTTTTTCCGAAAGGATTCTAGGAGCTTCTTCTCAATTTTGGTAAGGAACATGGCCTCGTTATAGAGATAGCGCACCCATTTCGAATGAAGATTTGGAATCAGATAGACCTTGAGATCCAAAGTCTCCTCTTCCATTTTCATATCTTCGTCCGCTTGCACCTGATAATATTCAATGCCGAGAACTTCAATCTTAGCCATGGAATCTCCTATAATGTATAGGTAATCGTGCTCTTATAGTTCTTATGATTCGGATCCATTATGTTGTAATAGAGATGAATAATATCACGTAAAGGATTATCGATCGCGAAAAATTTGAGATATTTCGGATCTACTTTTTTTTCCTTGGCCAATTTTTTGGTTGCAGCGTCGATCTGCTTTTTGGTAATACCGTGTTTTTTCATGTCGTCCTTAACCGTTTCAGCTAAAAATTCAAAGAAGCTATTCATTATATTGTCTCCACCAGTTTGATTCGGTTGATTTTAAAATAACATTCGAACCGAATTGGTTCAGCCGCATCCTGTGTGGTCATTGGAATATCGGCCAACTGATGAGGAAAGCAATCGCCAAAAAGGAATGATGCGTATGGGTTATATTTGTTATCCAGCAATTCCATCGATACGTCGATTGCTTGCCGACTCTGAAGAGTTGACCCCTCGTCCTTGAGTGCCATGATCCATTTGTAAAGCATGATGAAATTGTTGAATTTTTCATCCAACATGAACGTACATGCGAGATCACTTATCTCAAATGAAGATCCGGGTAACCAGATCGGTCTCACCGCAGTTGGCTGCTCGACCGTCCCGATTGTCAATCCAGGTATCATAACATTTACCACCGATGAATCCAGAGCTTTATACGTCTCGTTCAAAAACATGATCCGGAATCTATTTTCGTAATTTAAGTTCATAACATCTCCTGATAGTTTACCTAATAATAGCCTAAACTATTTACTTCTATTATACCCTGGGAATCCGGGGCTGTCAACGCTAAAAATATGCCTACATTACGCGTCCCTGCGGGACAAGCGATAAGAGGACAAGTTTAGAAAAAAAATAAGCCCGAACCTGAGCTTGCGAAGGTTCCGGGACATGTCCCGGGCAGATAGCCATTCGTGTCTGCTTCTTCTTCTTTTTCCCTCCCACCCGCAATCCTCATAATAACACGATTATTTAGTGATGTCAGAAAAATTTTCATATTTGCGGGACCGGACTTTCTGAAATAGATTTTTCCAGTACGTAAATAATATTGACAGCAGTCTCCGTTTGATATAATTATATTCAAAACTCTTGAGAAAGGTGAACAGTGAAAAAGCGGAAAAAGTATGTTACGAATACTGAGCTGAAATTAGAGTTGACGAAATTATCCGAGACTGGTGTCCATTCCGAAAAGCTTCACCTGATGTTCTATGAGATGGCAAAACGGATTCGGACCAAATGGCGTCAGAACATGTATTCCGAAGACATGGTAAGTAGCGCCTACGTAAAGTGTCTCAACGTGGCAGAGAAATTTGACCTTACTCGACCGAATGCCTTCTCCTATTTTACCACAGTGATCCATAATTTCTACTTGGATTTCATGTATGGTGAAAAGAAGCAGAGACGAATCAAGGATAAAGCTCTCGATATCTATGCCTCTGAGTTTCATAATGTCCATGGAATTCGTTTGACTCAATATGATGAGTCTGCTAAAAATAAGGAAAATTTCATCAACGACTGATTGAGGTTATTATAATGATATACACTTCCTATTTTGAACGAATCCGAGAAGTATCCAATCCCATTTCGATCGCTCGTCGTAAGCCATTTTGGACCGGCCCGATTCAAGAGATCGAGCACCTAGCCCCATCCGAACAGCTTCTTCAGGACTGGAAAGCTGACAGAATACCCCAAACAGAATATATTGAAAGATACCATCGTCGAATTAAGAAATTTTTCACGCCCGAAGATTTCAAAACGATGTTTTTTGATTATTATAAAAATGATGCCAACTGCACTTTGATGTGTTGGGAAAAAAGCGGATTCTGTCATCGTCATCTATTGGCAAGAATTTTAATCAACTCAGGAATACCCTGTGAGGAGTGGAGATAATGGTTAAAAGACTTATATTGATGGTTGGTCTTCCTCGATCCGGAAAGTCAACTATGGCCAGAAAGATGGGTTATCCGATTGTCTGTCGTGATGCAATCCGAAAGACATTTGGAGGAACTATCCGGTATTTTAAGGAGGAGACCAAAGTAAACAATCATGAGGAGTTCATGATCCGAAGCCTCTTCAATGCGGGTCATCAGACCGTGATTATCGATGCGACCCATCTCAAGCACAAGTACCGGGAACGTTGGATGCTGTTCTCACTCGATAATGACTGTTGGGTCGAATATAAATTCGTGTTGACACCCCTAGCCGAGTGTGTTAGAAGAGCTATAAAAGATTACCCGGACGATCCAAAATTTCCACTTATCATCGAGGGGATGTACGAGACGAGTGATATGAAGGAGTTAATTCCACGTGGAAGCTGATATCAATGATCTCATAAAGTCAATTCAGAAAAATCTCACCGATGATCTGCTCCATCCAAAATATCGGAAACTGGCAGACGGAGGAATGGGCGGTCACTGTTACGTTGCGTCCGAATGCTTTTACTTTTTATATGGTAAACAGCAGGGATACAAACCCATGATCTACAAATATCCGGATGGGGATACGCACTGGTGGCTTCAGAAAAAGGATGAGATCGTCGACATAACTGCAGCACAGCTCGAACCCGAGTTTGATTATTCCAAAGGACGTAGTCAGTTCTTCGTCCGTTACCCATCCAAAAGATGCACTTTATTAGTAAGGAGAGTTCTACATGATCTGTTTAGTGGGAGACTTACATTTCGGAATAAAGGAAAATAGTCCGGGATTTCTCCAGTACCAGATTGATATGTTCAATGAGATGATCGAATTCTGTATCGAGAAGAAGATCACTCAGATTATCTGTCTTGGGGACTGGTTCGACAATCGAAAATACATTTCCTTAAAGGTCTTGAGCTCGATGATTTCGGAGGTTCAATGGTTCGATCGCCTTATCCTATTGATTGGTAATCACGACTCGATCTATAAGAATACGAACGAGGTGAACACACCGGAGATGCTTTTTCGGGATCAGGAAGATATGATCGTGATCCACGAGCCCACCGAAATGGATCTTGGATTATTCATTCCATGGATCAACAAGGAAAATGTCAGCAAATGTCTCAAAGCGATCGAGAAAAGCACGTCACAATTTTGCTTTGGACATTTTGAGATCAATAATTTCGAGATGGTGAGAGGCATCAAGTGCCGTAATTCACTGTCTGGAAATATCTTCAAAAAATTCAAGCGGGTATTCTCCGGTCACTTCCATCTCAAAGCGAAGAAAGGCAATATCCAATATCTCGGCTCACTTTTCCAGCTCAA